GAATGTTGTCTTACCTCAACTGTTACTAAATTTCCATCTCTTTCAAGTCTCTGTGCTGTCGACAAACAGTTATAACGGTCATAAGCTACGCCCATAACGATTACTTTGTGTTTTTCTTCGATAGCTAAGATCATATCTTCGATGAACCCATAATCAACGGTTAAATCACCACAAGCGAAACATTTTCCAGACTTAATAAAATCATAATAATTTATCTTCTCAAACCGATTTTTTTCTTCAATCCTACCCTCGGGAATAAAAGCGAATGAGTCGCCATATATTTTTCCATCTTCTTCTGTAACCATTGAATAAGAACAGTTATCATTTGTCATGGCTAAGTCTAAACCTAACCAAACTTGTCGACCTGACCAATCAAAATCATCAATCTTACACTTTCTTAGATCGTCAATATTAATAAATGCCTCACCGGAATTGGTAGGCAAGAAGTGATTCATATGCTTACATAGATATTCTTCACGGGCTGAAGGTTTTTCGATTGCTGCTTTTCGGTTATCTCGGATTTCATTATAATTTTCTTCAATTCTTAAAGGGTTTGCTTGAAACAATCCCGTATCATCCCACAAATGTTCTTCTTCTGCATAATAAAGCAATGCAAACATACGGTCATCTTCAATAAATCCTGCATAAACTTTTTTGATGTAATCTAATTCTTCGAGCATAATAGATTTATCTTCCGCATAAGCAGTTGTAAGTTTAAATCTTAGTGGGTTTTTTACATTTAATTGTCCTGATTGCATTGCATTTATATTTCCGTAATCTTTAAAAGCTCCAATCTCGTCTGCAATAAAAGCACTTGGGCGTATGGAGTTATTTCTATTTGCTTCTGCAGTTCTTGCTTGATAAAAACTATTTGTAAGTTTACAAATGATTTTCCCGCTTAATGTTCTCGATAATTTAAAATACTTAGTGACATCTGGACTAGCTTCAATAATTTGAGTGATTGCCTTTTTAACCTCACCAGCAAGTTCACGATCCAAACATATTGAATAAAATTCTGAATAATCATCCTCTGTCAGCATTAAGATGATTATAATTAGAGCGCAAATGAAAGTTTTCGCATTCTTACGTGGTATAAACAATGTAATATCGCGATATCTAAACTTTTCTTTATCGTTTTTAAACGACCACCTGCTCAAAGCAGGTGGATTTTGACATAAATGTCGATGACTAAAGTCATTACTAAAGACTAAAGTTCTTCTTAAAGTCCTTAAGCTTAAGCATACTCAAAAATTGACTAAAACTCATCTTCTATCTTGAAGATATCATTTCTCTCTTCAGTAAATTGATTTGCAATGTAATTTCTTATAATTTCTTCCGTAACATTTCCGACTGTTGCACAAAAATACCCTCTTGCCCATAGATGTTGTCCCCAATATCTTTTTTTCAACTCCGGAAACTCATCTTGTAATAGTCTTGATGATCTTCCTTTTAAGTATTGCATTATTTTACTTGGTGCCAAACTTGGCGGACATGAAATTAATAAATGAATGTGGTCTTTCCCTACACTTCCCTGTAGGATGGTAATTCCTCTTGCTTCACAACCTTGCCGTATTAATTCTCTCACTCTCAATGCAATTGGCCCTTGTAGTACTTTGTATCTATACTTTGTTACCCAAATAATATGGTATTTGATTTCATATACTGCATGCCCGTTTCTTTTATAGCCGTCCATACTCTCACCTCAATACTAGTATGGACATCGAAAGTTAAGGCTAAAAGCTTATACCGTCTAAAGACGGTGGAGTTAGACCACGCATTTGGAAATTAAAGCGCCAGCCGAATATGTTGACAAGAAAAAAAGCCTGGAATCCTTCCAAGCCCTCTAATATTGTTTTCCCAGCAACACCTAATCCTGTAGCGAATCTAAGTAAATCAAGAATACCTTCGATTGTTTCTATTGCTTCTTCATCAAAATAATATTTAAAATCTTCATTTTCTTGTTTTTCAAGGTCAATTAAAAACCATTTACATTGAATAATTACTTCTTTTGTTGTAATTTCTTTACCGGCCACAACCCTTTCGGCATAGCGTTTCGCTTTGTCTAAAAGAATACTCATTTTCTACCGCCATTTAATACTTTTAACAATGGTTCTTCTTCTTGCTGTTTTGCTTGAACGTTAATGGTTCCTAATTTTGCCCTGGATTGTGGAGAAAGACTCAACTCATTACAACAACGAAAGAATTCTTTCGTGTATTTTTCTTTCGCGCTCATTAAACTTCTATCCATTAATAATTTAATATCATCATTAATTTGTTTTTCGATTTCTTGGATTCGGTCAATTGCAATTGCAGCAGCACTTAAAATATATATGTCCAGATTCCCTAAAACCTTACTAGCTTTAAGTTCCTGGACAATGTGTTTAAATATTTTCTTTTGCTTTGTATTCAAATGTTTAGGAGGGGAAATTTTGTCGGCTGCACCTTTTAATTTTTCTTCCGTTTGCAATCGGACTGCAATCTCTTCTTTTGTTAAATTTTTGCTCATTGTTTTAACACTTTTTGTTGGCCTTGCCATTTCCTCACCTCCTTAACCTAAACTTTCTAAAAAATAATTTCATTTCGGGAATTTTTCTCGAAGAAATAGGGGCAGTCGGTCTACAAGATTTTTGAAAATTTCCTTCACAATCCCGGGGGGATTATTTTCGCTTTGTTCTCTTGTTCTTTCACGATTGTCCATAGTTCTTCTCTACTTATCCTTCCATCCTCCGCAAGTTTATGATGATACGGACACACGCTGATTAGGTTTGTACTGTCCAACCTTCTGTTCCAATTATTAACGATTGGATCTATATGGTGGACTTGAATATTAGTAAAGTTATACTTTGTTTGCGTATTATGAAGTTCTCTTATACAAACCTGGCACAAATAGTTATCCCTTTTACAAACGTCTTCTCTTTTGGATTGCCATACTTTAGTCTTTCTAAATTTGTCCACATAAGATACTTTCTTTTGTTTCTTAGGCTTATTTGGACATATCTCACCTTTTTTATGAATACGTCCACAATAACTACAACTTTTTAACATATTGATCACTCACATTAACCTATCTCTTAGGACACTCAATATTTGTATTGCCTTTTTAGTTTTTTATCCTCATGCACCCACCCACTTCACAACTATTGAGGATTAGGGCACACAATGACCATGTTTCGTCCGGGATAACCCCGAACCCCATTGCAATAAAAAAGCCACCTAATTAGATGACTCTTCCTTTTACAACATATTTTTATACTACAAATGTAACACATTTATAACAAAATAATCGGTCAATATTCTGCCAAAAGTCTGCCACTTACCACCATCTAGCTTTAACTTTTCTTTTATTCGCTTTGAATATTTTATTAGCTAATTCATGCATTGGATCAGTAGGCTTACTTCTTAATAATGGAGAAATGTCTGTTGTAACTAATTTTCTTTTTTCATGTCGGAATCCCATTTTATTTAATTCGTCTGTTACTTTACTCACGCTTTCCAGCTGCACATAAAGTTTATATACCCATTGTTCCATTGTTTGAGGATCATAATTTTCAACCAATTCTATGAAACTTTCATAATATTTTATCCTTCTTTTAGCTTCTTCTATATCCATTTTTTCACTCCTTATTTCTTGCTAATGAGTACAATATAATATATAGACTGTTGCACTCGCCAAAACGATGAACAGCTTGTTAATACTGCACTATTTGGAATTTTGCTTTTGAGTACACTCCAAACATTTTTTTGTTGTAGTAGACAAAAACAAAAAAATAAAAGCTAAATTTTATACTTTATCATCGCTTTGTCTCGAGCGTCTTGATTGATACCTATATATCTCATTGTAATATCTGGACTGGTATGATTAAACAAATCTTGAAGTAAAGCAATATCTTTTGTTTGTTGATAAAAGTGATAGCCAAATGTTTTTCTTAAGGTGTGAGTTCCAATTTCTTCCAAGCCACAATTATCTGCTGCTTCTCGTAATATTCTATATGCTGTAGATCTATCAATTGGCTTATTGCCTCCCTGTCTTGATGGGATTGCATACTGACCATCCTTTAATGTTTTTG